TGGATTGGCGAAGCTATCCTTCACCACTAACGTCTTGGGCTTCAAATACGCTGCAGGAAGTGGAGACATCTCACCCTCCTTGCGAGCCGTATACGCCCCGCCAGTCGCCGAACCCTGACCCATTGCGTCGCGTCAACTTGAACTTCGCGTCGCCTGTGTCAAAGTCATCGGAGTTGGACATCGTCGGCTTGCGCCGATCAAAGTAGTTCACATCGTGATTGTCCGCCGTCACGAACCATGCATCAGCATCTGTCAAATAATGCGTCAGATGCGGCTGCAACATGCCTTGCAGCTCGTTCACGTCGTTCAGATCCGTTCCGGGGAGTCGCTGCGACTTCAACAACTGTGCAGCAATCCACCGGAAGCTAGACGTGTAGACCAGTCGCTGTGGCATGAACATCACAGGCAGACCAGACTCATCGTTGAGCGCATCGAAGTGCTCAACCGCAGCCTGCAGCGTGAGCAAATCAAGGTCAGCGTCTGTGGTTGGCCTGTTCGCCTGCGTGCCACCTCGAATGTTAGCATGCGCCGTCGAACACAGCGACTCACCAGATACGAATCCAGCAAACGCTGTGTTAAATGCGTTGTTGTACGGCGCGTGCGCAACGACCTCGAAGTTGTTCCGCGCAGAGCGGCCCAATGCACGGCTCATCTTGTTCCCCATAATGCCGTACAGGTCGTCGTCCATCATCTCCTGCGTGATCCTGAACCCGAGACCGTACGTTGTCCAGGTGTACCGCTTTGCAGTACCCTGAATCGCGTCCTGATAGGTCACTGACCCACCCTCGGGCTTCGTCAACAGGGTACCAAACCCAGCGATCGGAAAATCCTCCTCGTACGCACGACCGCTGCTTCCCATGTTGACTAGCTTGTTGCCTTCTGTCTCCCGCTGCTTGTAGCTCTCGAAAACGATCTTCCGAAAGCCTGGAGCAAGCAGGTTCGAGAAGGCACCTCTTACCATTGTCATACTAGTGCCTCCTCGTTAAGAGATCGTCGCTTCAACGTCTGCAAACTGCAGAGCGTTGGCGTGCGGACGACAGTAAAAGATACCATTCGTGATGTCAACATCGACAACACGCATCCGAGACGTACCAGCAGTCTTGGTTGTGTCCAGCTGCCAGTGTCCACCAGCAGTTCTGGTAATACCGTAGCTGTCGCCAATGTGCGACGCAGCCGGTGTCGTTGCGCTTGACAGCGCGAGCAACACATGGGTAGAAGTGAGCAGTCTGATCGGCACTTTCCCGTCTGCCGTGATCACCCGATGATTCTCTGAGTTGACTTCAGAGATACCAGCAATCGACGCCGGATTAGTTCCGCACCGAATCATATCGTCACCGACACCCGCATCAAAGACTACGAAGTCCCCAGGGATAAACGTCTCCGTCCCGCCCTGCCCCGGCGTGTAGTCTCTGACTACTGTGTGCTCAGCGCCCTGCGCAACATAAGCAGGAAAATCGCTTGCCACGTTATGCCTCCGCTATCACTCGTTTACGAGCAGCCGCTTGGGATCCACTTTGATCCCATGCTTGTCTCGTAGATCGCGCACGACGCTATCAACCACCTGCTCCATCGTAGCTTCGTGCGCTTTCAGACGGCGTTCGTTCTCTGCATTCTGAGCTGCAATCCGTCTGTCATGAATCTCCCGAGGCTGCTCCGAGAGGACTAAGTTACCGACGCTTGCGTTGACTCCTGCAGCTTCGGCCTCCTTCTTATCCACTGGCCTGAACCCTTCACGGTGAATACGACCAGGCATCCGATCTTTGTTCGCCGTGTTCAGGTAGCGGTGGTACTTATTAGGATGCTTCGCTTCTAGCGCACGAGCATCCAGAATATCTTCTTTTGGTGATCGCACAGGCGCACCCAGCACCTGCGTCGCTTCTTGGCGCCCCAAGTCAGTCTTTAGCTGACTTAACTGCTCCTGAGCTTTCTCGCGCTGTTCCTTGTCCACTGCCTCAGCCACCCGCGCAGCTTGATCGCGAGCATCTTCTTTCGGTCCAAGATTGACGTTTGTCATCAGGCTACACCTTTCCACTTAATGTACTCAGCCTCATTCTTAAACACACCAGAACGAATGAACTCACCAGCGATCTCACGCTCCACGGCATCTAATTGTGAGCTTCCTGCCGGCAGTGCTGTCGGCGCGTGGCGGGCAGTTGCAGTACCACTGAAGCCAGTTACTGCCTCCTGACGCGCATGTGCAGCTGCTCTGTCGGTGTCAGCGGACTTCTTCTTGCGGTGCTCGAACAGTCTCTCCACATGCGCTGGCTGGCCTTGGATGTAAGCAACCAAACTTCCCCAAGCCTGTGCCGTAGCCAGCCGACTTCTATCGCCATGCAAGTCCGTCTTGATGAACTGTTCGATCTCATTACCGAATACATCGAATGCCTCAGCGTATTGCTGTCGTGCTTGTGCCTCAGCAGACTGCACTGTACCCGCAATAAGCGGCACAAGACGACTTTCAAGATTCTTTGCGATCCGACGCTCGCTTGCCTCTTGCATCTTCGCAAAAGCTTTAGCCGGCTCATCCTTATACAGTGTCTCGAACTGTTCCTGTGTAAACTCATCTTCAATCGGAGGCGGCGGAGGCGGAGGCGGAGCACCCACCCGCCCTTCCACTTCCTTCCGAGCCCTCTCTGATATCTCCAGTGCGCGCTTGGAAGCATCTGTAAGTGCCAAAACCTCCGCAAGGGTTTTCCCGCGATACTCCTCAGGAATCTCGGCACCGTCGAGCTTCGTTTGCAGGGCAGCGCTACCCTGGCCACCGGCTTCGCTAGACTTCTCTTCGTCTAGCTGCTGTTCGATCTCCTCGAACGTGGCGGCTGCTGCTGGATGCGTCACTTCGCCTCCTTACTGATAGTGTTATCGACCTCGAACTTTAGTTCCTCTATGATCCGTGTCACTCTCTTATATGCCTCAATACGACCCTGGCACCTGTGAAGCGCCTGGAGGGAATCTTCCCGTTCCAGGAGCCGCTGGTCCTGGGACACCAGGTCGTTCAAGCGTCCCACCAGTGCCTGGAATGCCAGGTTGCGGCGCAATTCCCGCAGGCTGTCCTGCAACTCCTGGAGCTGTTGGTTGTCCTTGGGTAGCGGCACTAAGTGCTCCTTGCAAATACTGTTCAAGGTCTGGCAGGTAATCTTCCGGATTCCTAATATCATACTTGTTCAGCAAATCACGGAACATCTGCTTCGCAACACGCATTACTTCCATCAACAGCTCAGCCATAATTGGCTGACCAGTCTGGATTGCCTGCAACGCCATTGCACCAGCTTCGATCACCTTCTCAAGATACTGCATCATCACCTGGATGATCTGAAGCTGCATCGCCTGCATGGCTTGCGGCGCGGTCGAGGCATCGGTGACAGACAGGTCAATGGCGATAGCACCGGCCACATTCTCGCGTGATACAGTCGAGAAGAACTGATCTAGCTTCGCCCCAATCTCGTCGTCACCGAACACCAAGTCTTTGGTGTCTCCTAGCCCATACTGCATCCAAAGGTATATACAGTTCTCCATGATCTCAGCGAAGCCTACCCGGATGTTCTCCATCACTTCTTCCACCCGAGCCAGGCCTTCACGGATCAATGCAAGTGTGCTCGTCGCTGTTGCCCGAGTGCCCACAATAGGCGACTCACGGCCCGTCAGATAATCGCTCACACCAGTCCGTTTCTCCACTAGACCAAACAGATTCTGACGCTCAACGATCGTGGACGGGTATATCTCAGCAGCTGCAAATGGGATGAAGTCTTTAGTAGGATCGTCTACCCAGAAGGTACGCCCAGCGTACAACCGTGGAACATCCTCGATGCCACAGTCCTTCTTCCCAATAAACATCCTGATGTTAGCCAAGTATGCGTTATCGCTGGACATCTGTTGGAAGCGTGTGATGATGTCCTGGAACGGCTTGACCATCTCAGCAATACCAATCCCTAAACACGAATCATTAGAGATCATGTAAGGAATCAGCGTATACGGCCAGCGCTGAGAGAAATACCAACAGTGCCGAAGCTGTAGTAGTGTGCGTGTACTTGGCTCATACGTCGCAACCAGCTTCAATACCTTATCACCTTTGACATACTCAAACCACGGTTCGTATACTGTGATGTCGTGAGGGGTGATCCCGGCAGTCAGCTTCGTGGCCTTATCACGTGCTTCCTCGACATCTGTTCGGTCTGTAGTCTCCTGCCCTTTTACATCTTCAACATTCACAAGCCGCTTCGAATGCTGCGCTTTCAGAAGTGCACCATATGTCGTGCGTTGACGCTCAACAATCATCGGGCACTGATACAAATGCTGATACGACGGATCAAACATCACGTCGCCGAGGCTAACACCATAGACGCGTGGGCCACGGAACTTTGTCGTCGTGATTGGCTTCTCTTTGTAGTTCTCGTCGTACGTAATTGTTTCTACGTCCTCACGACAATATGCAGTCTTAAACACACACGTGCCAAGCTTTGCCAACTCAAGCAGGCGAGGCGAAGCTTCCTGCCGAAGCCGCAAGCGATGCTTCTGATAGAACTCTACCCACGCCGTTAGGGCAGGCACCAGCTCTACGACAGACCGCTTGAGTGCCTGAAACTGATATACAGGCTTCTGTTTGAACACTCCTGTGTCGAGCCGCGCATGGATAGGATCGACTGCCATCGCAATTGCAGGCACTTCTGTAGGATCAGATCCCTCAAACGGGAAACTCTTACCACCCTTAGGCCGTGCCCGATATGCCTCCTCCAGCATAGCCCACTCTTTGCGCTTCTCTGTCCAGATACCTTCAAGCTCGAGTATCCGCTGGTCGA